GAATGCTGGCACATCATCTGCTCGTTCTTCTGCTCCCAGTTCTACAAAGCCACCAGTTCTATAATCTTTTTCCATACCACCCAGGTCCATGATCCCACCTTCTTGCATAGGCATTCTTGGTACCTCAGCTAGTCCTCCATCAGCAGCGTAAAAGTTATCTACAAATTTTGGTTTAGGTAAGAATCTTAAACTTGGATCTTGGTTTCTAGCCTGTTCTACTATGTTAGCAATACTATCTGGTGTTTGTGTAAATGGAGTTTCTTCTTCTACCTCTTCTTCATCACCACCCATAAAGAACGGTAATGCTGTTGCTAATGCACCGCCACCTAATAAAAGTTTTTTCCCTAAAGGTAAATTCATAAAAGCACTTTTACCTCTACCTAATAATCCTAATAATCCAGAACCACTAGTAGCTTGTGGACCTAATCGACTTGCAAAACTCCCTAATAAAGGTTTTGCGAATCCAGCACCTCTTAAACCTGCAAAAGGACCTAATCCCCCTGCATACATACCTAAGCCACCTATGATAGCTGCTTTACCTAGTGGCGACTTAACTACTTTCTTAACAGCTCTTTTGGCTTTCTTTACAATTTTACCTAAGAAATAACCCTGTCTAGGTTCTTCTAGTGTCATAAGTCCACCGCCTGCACGTAGTTGTCTTTCCATCTGCATTCTAGATATTGTCATATTTTAGCCTAAATTCTCTTTGTATCGTGTTTTATTGTTATAATCAATCATATATATCGACCAAGTCTGTTAGTCCTCCCATCATGTAAGGTACTCTACCACCATAAGCAAATGATCCCATACTGTCTGATCCTCCTGGTCCAGAAGATCCTGGAGAGCCACCTCCACCATTATCACTTCCACCATTATCATCTCCCGGTCCCTCCATAAAAGCAGAATCATAACCAGCTTGATAGCCACCTCTGCCCTCAGCTCTATTTCGATCCTGCATAGCTTCTGCAGCAGCTTGTCTTATCTCTTCTTGTTTTTTTTCTTGTGCTTGAAGTCTAGCTAAATTAGCTGCTGATATTTTTTTTCCTTGAGCTTGTCTTCTTAGCATATTTTCAATTCTTGAAGTTCTTCTTCTAGCTGATCTTGCAGCGTCTGTGTAATATCCACCTCTTGCATTTTGTCTGTTTAACTCTTCTTCATCATAAACATTACCAAACTCGTCTATAACTGCAGCACCAAGCGGTCTGTTTTCAAATTGATTTGATATTGCTTGTAACCCTGTTCCTAAAAAAGGAATTCCTGTAGCAGCTGATAGTATTCCCCCAAAAATTGGCGCAGCTTTATCTTTTATTGAGCTAAATGTTTTTTGAAACATGTTTTGTTGTGGAGGAAAATCATCATATGCTGGTGGCGTATAGGAATAATTAGGTTCAAAGTTTCTAAAATCTGTAGTTATTAATCCACGATCATCTATACCAAAATTGTTTTCACCACCGCCACCTTGATCTAAAAGTATACCCATGGGTTCTCTAAACGTATCGTTTTCTACACTACCATCGCCAGGTATTTTAAATGCACCACCTCTAAATTGTTCTTGAGGTATGAAACTAAAACCTTGATTATATATATCCTGGTCTGCTTGATTGTAAAAACTTGGTGCATTAAATATTGACATTATTCTTCCTTATCTGAGCTTGCACCTATTGCAGGTATTTTTGCTACTTTAATTTTTACAGATCTTGTTACGTGTTCTCTTTGTGTATTAGTATCTGGATTGTTAATATCGTCCTCAGCTTCTTGATCAGAATTATATTCGTAGTTTGTTTCTTTGTTTCGTAAAACAACTTCTGTTTCACACTTGACTACTGGCACTTTTTTGCCATCTATTTCAATATATTCTAATGATCCTTCTTCTGTAAAAGCCATAAATTATTCCCTATTTATTTGTAACACAGAAAGCACAATATGTAACCTGTTTCCTGTGGCTGCTGTTGCTTTAATTATCTCACTCTCTTGTAGTACAATAGGGCTAGATAACAGCTCTATTGTTTCATTAGCAGATATAGCTTTAGTTTTAAACAAACTAAAGACGTTTGCTGACGCATCTGTCAACGTTAATGTTATAGAGTCCGCGTTTCCCGAGTCCTCAGACACTATTATTGATTTTATTATACCAGTTGTAGACGCAGGCACTGTGTATACAGTGGTAACTGAGTTTGTTGTTAAATCTTTTTTTGCGTTTGTAAATACGTTAGCCACCTAAAAACCAAGAGATTCTCTCTTGCTCCTGTTTTGTTTCATTTAAATATGTAGAGTTTAGTTGTTCTACAATACCAGTCAAAGATCTGTTAATTTGTTTTTGTGTAGAAACATCATACTCTTCTTTTGGTTCTGGTATTCTTACTACTACTTTAGTCATTATCTTCTACCATCTTGTTGTAAATCTAATTTTAATGTGCCAAATCTCCATGACTCACTAGCTGCATCGTTTTCTATTTTTATATTTAAAAATCTACCTCTAGCTCTTGTATCTTTTTTAAGTGTGGTAGAGTTAACTGTAAATGGACTTAAAGCCGTAGTTGTTTGACTGTCTTGTGGGTATCTTTTTATACCTAAACTTATCTTACAATTACCTGCAAGTGTTTTAAAATCAGGTACAAATCTACGTAAAGCTAAAAAGAATTCACCGGCTACAGCTCCAGAAGCAACACCACCTTGTGCTGTTCTTCTCATTCTAGATTCTAAATCTATATCGTAAGATTTAATAAATGATGTGACTGTTGTAGTTGTACCATTAGGGTTTACTTGATCTGTTCCTATTTCATGTTCAAATAATGTTGTTTGTCCTAAACTTGATTGACCTACAATTATTGGAAATGTACCATCAGATGTTGAACTATATTTAGTTGCAAAAGGTTTTGGATATATGGTTGCATCAACCCAACTTGTTCTAGCTTCTGTGCCTGTATACCAAACACCTCCCGGAACTTTTGTTAAAGAAGATTCACCATAATTATATATTACATATTTATCGTTATACTCAGAACCTGCAGATGGATAATACCAAACAACTTCTGTAAATAAATTATTTAAACCTGCGTTTACTTGTTGTCCCTTTGTAGTATCAATGTTTTCAAATACATGATCTTCGACACTACATGGTAATGATCTAACTGTACCATCAAAAGCAAAAAATCCTTTTGGTGACATCCAAAAAGCAACACCATCTATTTCTATAGCAGCGTTCTTACCTATCAAACCACAGTTAGTACCAACTTGTTCAAAACCAAATGTAAAAGGTGCGCCGATAAATTTCATAGTGTACAATGCATTGTCGGTCCATATCAAAATACTTTCTTTTGCTTTTAATGCACCTATAATTTTTGTTCCATCTTGTAGTCTTTGTGTTCCTGCAGTGTTTGTTGCAGATGGTGCATAGGTATCAATACCTTCTTGATTAGAAAATCTAATAAACATATCATCTTGAGTTGCTGTGTTACCTATGGTTGTTTCAGTTGCAAGATGTATTAAGTGTCTTGTTGTTGGTGACACTAATGTAACTCTTGATGCAGTAGGATTGTTTGCTGTTGAAAAATTAGTTGTTGTAGTAGAGGCTCTGTTTGTTAATGGTGATGCAGATCCACCGTTCCATGTAAATGTTTTACCATTTGCAACTGTAGCAATTAATACTTCACCAAAATTATCTAATGACCATAGTCCTGGTTCTAGTGCAACAGAAGATGCAGATGCAGCTTGGCCCCATCCACCACCTCCCCATGATGATACACCCCAACCATAACCATATGTTTGTGCTCTTGGTCCTACAGGCTCAAAAGGTTTTAAACTTAAACTACCACCAGTAGATACTGTACCAGTTGCATTACTAGATTGTGTTATTGTAAACGTGCCGTTCGTAGGCACAGTTATAACTTGAAAATTTTTATCTTCAAAATCTGAATTACTAAAACCTGTACCACCCGGTAAAGTTACACTATCTAATTGTACTATATCTCCTACAGATAAACCATGAGCAGATTTTGTAATTGTACAAGTTGGTGATCCGTTTGTAGTTGCAATAGTTGCAGAAGTTAATGTAGTTTTAAGTGGTGTAACATCATACAATTGACCTTCAAAGTATATAAGTAAAAATTTATCTGTACCAATTGCTACATATCTATTTCCTGTTAAATCGGTAAAAGCATGCATAGCTCTTGCAACACCTACAATAGTGCTAGTAACTAGGGATGACCAACCACCAACTTTTTCTGGTTGACCATATCTAAATCTTACATTGTCAGAGTCTACCCAACGATTCTCTGCTCCAGAGTCTGATGATTGTTTATCGATTCCAGGTGCAAATCTATATTCTATTAGAGCCATATCCTAACTCCTAGATTTTATCTTTATAGATCCAGCCTCTAGTTGCGTTTACATAAACTAATGTAAACGCAGAACTGTTTACACTAACAACTAGGTTAGACGCTGCACCTAAAATATTAGATCCGTTTCTGGCAATAGTTAAATTGTTAGAGTTAAAGTTATTACCGCTATCTATAAAATGCACTTCGTTTCCAATTGCTGGTGATGCTGGTAGGGTTATTGTTACAGAACTACTTATACCACCACCTGATGTATCTACTAATAATTGATCCCCATCTACAGCAGTATACGCTCCCGGTACAGTGTAATAGCCTTTGTTTATTAATCCTTTATTTATATTCGTGCCATCTGAATATAGTAAAGATTTAGAACCAGCAGGTAATACTACCCCGGTCCCTGATGCAGTTTTAAATGTTAATGTATAATTATTTGATGTTCTAGCTGTGCCATCTTCTACAATAACAACTCTTTCTGTAGAATCTGGTAATGTCACATTTCTATTCGCTGCTAATGTACCAGTTAATTTGTAGTATAAATTTTTACCATTTGATACAGCACCATTGCTTATGGCCAAAGCAACATCACTAGCCGCAACGTCTACAGATATGTATCCTGATGCTGCTTGTTCTAATTGTTGTAAATTGGTGTTAGTTATTGTACCCCAAGTACCGGACTTCTCCCCGGTAGTCATTAACTCTAATTTTAAATTCGTCGAAAAACTCGATGCCATATTACTCCTATGGGTTCAATGGGTCTATTGGGACCCACACCCCTGTTGCGTTTGGATCTATATCGTTCCAAGATACCACATTAATAGTGCCTATTGCAAGGTTAAATCTATTACCAATTGGTCTAACTCCAAAGTCAACTTCTGAATTACCGACCGCTATATTTACTCTTTTACCATTAACCAAAACAACCACATTTTGAGATCCTACTCCTGCAAATGTTGTCGATGCGAAAGGTGTTGCTCCAAATAACATTATGGTAACTTCCTCCAGGTTTGTGTTGCGTTTACTGGTACCTGATCCCACTGTCTTATTGTGATATCAGATGTGCCTATTTTAAACCCTTCACCAGAAGGTAAAGCTTTTGCTTTTGCAACTACAGTAACATCGCTTGTAGATACTGTAAATCCTTTACCAGATACGATAGCCGTAGCATTTGCCTTAGCTGTAGCATTACCTAGAGCTACCTCAAAGCCACTACCTGTTACTGTTAGATTACATTTACCAATTATTGATACAGCGCCAGTTGCTATGTTTGCCCTGATCCCCGTTATAGGAGGCACGGCACCTGCTTTTGTGGTTACTGTACTATTACCTATTTCAAAACCATTACCAGTTACCGGTACGTCTTTAGGTATAGATGCTTGCGCATTACCAATACCAAGTTCAAGACCTTGTCCTGTTAGGACCTCTACTGCTTTACCTACAATGGTTACATTACCTGTAGATATGTTAACTCTATTTCCAGTTACAGAAAAATTAGCGTCACCAACAATTGTTGAATTACCAATACCGACGTTTAGTCTAATGCCCTCTACTCCTACAAATGCATTAGGATTGAAGCCTACATCTGAAAAGGCTGATGCTGAAAAGGGTGTAGCACCGAAGTACATGCGAGGTTACCTCGCAGTACAAGGGACGTTATTAGATCCTACTAATGATTGACCAAATGCCATAAAGATGTATGTGTTACCAGAAGCATTTTCTCCACTTCCACTTAATCTCCATTTGAAACCATTACTTAAAAAATCAACATAATAATCTGTACCTTCTGCATTTGAAAGATCAGGAAATAAAGCTTTACTCATTTGATTTATTGGATCTCTTTTACTATCCCACATTCCCCAACTACTTGCTGCATTAGTTCTTTTAGCTATTAAAAACGCAGGTTTAAATCCTGTATAAACAAATGTACCATTAGTAGAACCATTACCAGTATAAGAACCAAACTTGCTATAACCAGTTTTTTCTGTGAAGCAATACATTACATAAGTTGCACCACTACTATTAACATAAGAATTACTATCTACAGTTACTGTTGTTGAACTAACTGCACTAACCAAACCTCCACCAGCACTTGCTGATGCACCAGTACTATTTAAAACAAGGTAATTACCATAACCTAATGCAGAAGTTTGAAAATTCCAATCTTCAGCGTGACTTGTTTTTTTAATAATTACAACATCTGGTGATGCACCTAATCCATGACCAATAGTAGCACTACTTCCTGTTCCTGTGTATGTTGATATAGAAAAACCTGCTGTTGTATTAGCTGATGTATAAGTTGTGTTTATAGAACCATCTGTATTAGCTGAACCTGCACCATTTGCTTTCCAGTTCCATGAGGCATAAGTTTGACCACTTGCATTCATTCCATCTCCATCTCCTGCTGTAAATCCATCAGTATCAAATGATTGAATGCCATTTAAACCTATATCATCTTCAGCATTAGTAGTATCTGCTCTTAATCTTTTAGTGCTACCTCTAACAACATCTGATAATATATGACTTTCTGTATTACTTCTTGATTTTATCCAAACTAAATCTGGTTGATGACCAACC